GCTCCGCTGTGGCCTGAGTTCTGGCAGATCGAAGAACTTGAGAAAGTTAAGCGCGACGTCCCGAACAGTAAGTGGATGGCGCAGTATCAGCAGAACCCCATCTCGGAAAGCGCAGCCATCGTCAAGCGCGAGTGGTGGATGGAATGGGAGAGTGACAACCCGCCTGCTTGCGACTTTATCCTGCAGGTATGGGATACGGCGTTCGAGAAGACCAGCCGAGCCGACTACAGTGCATGCACTACATGGGGTGTGTTCTACCACCCAGACGACAATGGCATCACACAGGCTAATATCATCCTCCTGAATGCCTTCCGAGACCGCATGGAGTTCCCAGAGCTTAAGCGTGTGGCTGTCGAAGAATATAAAGAGTGGCAACCAGACGGCGTCATCATTGAAAAGAAGGCATCAGGTGCGCCGCTCATCTACGAGATGCGGGCCATGGGCATACCGGTGCAAGAATTTACCCCCACGCGGGGTAATGACAAGATTAGCCGGTTGAACGGCGTCGCAGACATATTTGCCTCTGGGCGGGTATGGGCACCAGCAACGCGCTGGGCGGAAGAAGTGATCGACGAAGTGGCTGAATTTCCTGCCGGAGCTAACGATGACTATGTCGATACGGTGTCTATGGCCCTGCATAGGTTCAGGCGTGGTGGTTATGTGACTACGAACCTAGACGAGCCGGAAGATATCGTGTACTTTAGGTCAAATCGCAATCAGGGGTATTACTAATGGTCAAGGCTTTATTTCCTATCGGTAAGACACAATGGTCGAAATGGTCGGATGACCAGCGTACGGCCTTCAACGAAGCACGCGCAGAGGGCATAGAATACGCCGATGCTGTAGCAGGCGCGAACCAGACGCAGACTAAAAAGAAAAAGAACGTGTTCGACCTCATCGGAGACGTAGCGGAAACCGCAGTTCGCGTAGGCGAAGTGGCGGCATCTGTTTCTCCAGCACTCACAGTGGCTAAAACCTTAGCTAAGAAAGTTAAGTAAATGGACATCGATAAGTCGCTCAACCAAGCCCCGCTGGGGATGTCTCCGATGATGGAGATGGACGAGGGTCCTGACATCGAGATCGAGATCGAAGACCCTGAGAGTGTCCGTATTGGCATGGATGGGTTTGAGATCGAGATCGATCCGAGCGAGGATGAGGGCGACTTTAACGATAACCTAGCCGAAGATATGGATGAAGGCGTGCTCGCAGAGCTTGCTGGCGACCTGATCGGCGAGTTTAATGAAGATATTAGCAGCCGCAAGGACTGGATACAGACTTATGTAGACGGCCTCGAACTGCTCGGTATGAAGGTCGAAGACCGCACAGAACCTTGGCCCGGAGCCTGTGGTGTGCATCACCCACTGCTGTCCGAGGCTGTCGTCAAGTTCCAAGCCGAGACTATGAGCGAGACATTCCCAGCCCAAGGGCCGGTGCGTACGCAGATTATCGGTAAAGAGACTAACGAGAAGAAGGACGCCGCTGCACGCGTCCAAGAAGACATGAATTATCAGTTGACCGATGTGATGGTCGAATATCGCCCTGAGCATGAGCGCATGTTGTGGGGGTTGGGCCTTGCAGGTAACGCATTCAAGAAGGTGTATTTCGACCCGTCACTCGGTCGTCAAGTCTCCATGTACGTTGCTGCAGAAGATGTAGTCGTACCTTATGGCGCGTCCAGCTTGGAAGTCGCTGAACGCGTCACCCATGTGATGCGGAAAACCCCGAACGAGCTAAGAAAGCTCCAAGCTAATGGGTTTTACCGTGATGTAGACCTACCAGAACCCGTCAATTCGATGGATGAGGTAGAGCAGAAGATTTCAGAACAGCTTGGCTTCCGTGCCGAGACCGATGACCGGTACAAACTGCTGGAAATGCACGTTGATCTGGTCATCGAAGACGATGACTACCGCGACAAGGAAGAAAATGACCTTGAAATCGCGCTCCCATACGTCGTGACCATAGACAAAGAGACCGAAACGGTCCTATCTATCCGCCGAAACTGGAACCCAGATGACAAAAAGAAGCTTAAGCGCAACCACTTCGTACATTATTCGTATGTTCCGGGCTTTGGCTTCTACGCTTTTGGCCTTATTCACCTTATCGGTGCTTTTGCTAAGTCTGGTACCAGCCTTATTCGTCAGCTTGTTGATGCTGGTACTCTATCTAATCTACCGGGCGGATTTAAAACTAAGGGCTTGCGCGTCAAGGGTGACGACACCCCGATAAGCCCTGCCGAATGGCGCGATGTAGACGTAGCCAGTGGTACAATGCGTGATAATATCATGCCACTGCCGTACAAAGAGCCAAGCCAAGTGCTCTACAGCCTCCTAGGGACCATCGTAGACGAAGGTCGTCGCTTCGCGGGTATGGCGGACATGAAGGTGTCTGACATGTCTGCACAGGCTCCTGTGGGCACCACACTGGCTATTCTCGAGCGTACGTTGAAGATGATGAGTGCCGTACAGGCACGCGTCCACTATGCAATGAAGCGGGAGTTTCAGCTTCTTAAGGGCATCATCCGCGACTACACACCCGACGAGTACTCATTCGAGCCAGAAGAAGGCGGTCGCAGGGCTAAGAAGTCTGACTATGATAACGTCGATGTTATCCCAGTGTCTGACCCCAACGCCGCTACTATGGCGCAGAAAATCGTACAATATCAGGCTGTTATTCAGTTGGCACAGGGCGCGCCGCAAATCTACGACTTGCCCTATCTACACCGCCAAATGCTTGAGGTGCTAGGTATCAAGAACGCGCAGAAGCTCGTCCCGCTTCAAGATGGCGACGACATGAAGCCGCGTGACCCTGTGTCTGAAAATATGGATGTTCTTAACGGTAAGCCTGTCAAGGCGTTTATCTACCAAGATCACGAAGCCCACATCGCAGTCCATATGGCTGCTATGCAAGACCCCAAGATTGCGCAGCTTATGGGCCAGAACCCTAACGCACAGTCGATGATGGCTGCAGCATCCGCACATATACAAGAACACCTTGCGTTTGCGTATCGTAAACAAATCGAAGAGCAGGCGGGCGTACCACTCCCAGAGCCTAACGCTGAGATGGACGAAACAACTGAACTGGCTGTCTCCCGTCTGGCTGCAGCCGCAGCACAACAGTTGCTCCAGAAGAACCAAGCCGAAGCCCAGCAGCAGCAAGCACAGCAGATGGCACAAGACCCCATCGTGCAGATGCAGATGCAAGAGCTGGAGATTAAGAAGGGCGAACTCGAACTTAAGAAACAGAAGCTGATGATTGAAGCTGCTGAAAAGAACGACCGTATCGAGCTTGAGCAGATGCGTATCGAGTCGCAAGAAGAGATTGCTGGCCTACAAGTCGGCGCAAAACTTGCCGCTTCCAAGAGTGAAATGGAAGCTAAGCAGGAAGCAGAAGGGTTCCGCATGGGCATTGAGATGTCCCGTGAAGCCCTACGAAGCGAACAACCCGTTCCCAACCAAGCAATGCCTAAGGAGAATGAATGACGAATGAAGTACTGATGTACCTGTCAAAAAAGGTACAAGATGAGATTGACGTGATTAGCGGTGATCTCGCCCGTGGAACTGCAAAGGACCATGGGGAATATAAATACGCCTGCGGAATTATTCGCGGACTTATGATGTCAAACGGTTTCATCGCTGAAACCGCACAAAGAATGGAACATGACGATGACTGATATTGTTGGGGTCACCACCCCCTCGTTAGTGGGCCTTAATGGCAAACCCATTGTGGCAACGGACAAAGAACCCGAAGTTCCGGTAGAAGACCGTGCAAAGCAGCTTCCAGACCCATCAGGATACCGCATTCTGTGCGCGCTCCCTGAAGTTGAAGAGAAGACCGCTGGTGGTATCTTTAAGGCCGACGCTACCAAGCAATACGAAGAACTCACTACTCCAGTGCTTATGGTGCTGAAGATGGGTCCAGATTGCTATAAGGACGAGAAACGCTTCCCCTCTGGCCCATGGTGCCAAGAAGGTGACTTCATCCTTACCCGCCCAATGGCAGGTAGCCGTGTGAAAATTCACGGTCGTGAGTTCCGCATCATCAACGACGACAGTGTAGAAGGTGTTGTTGAAGACCCCCGGGGCATTTCCCGCGCTTAACGGACGTAACCCGTACAAAGGAGAATGACATGAGTATGGATGATAACGACGATTTTTCGTTCGAGATCGAAGACGAAACCCCCGTTTCTGAGGCTGATAAGCCGGAAATTGAAATAGAAGATGATACCCCTGAAGCAGACCGTGGCCGTGAGCCAATGCCGAAGGAACTTGTTGAAGAATTGGAAGCTGATGAGCTTGAAGATTACTCCGACAAGGTAAAGACACGTCTGAAACAGATGAAGAAAGTCTGGCACGACGAACGCCGTGAAAAAGAACGCGAGATGCGTGAAAAGACAGAAGCTCTTTCTGTCGCGCAACGTATTCTTGAAGAGAACCGCAGGTTAAAGAGTACGCTAGCGCAAGGCGAACAGTCTTTACTTGGTAGCTACAAACAAACTGCGGAAATGGAAGCTGCTGCGGCCAAACGTGAGTTTAAAGAAGCTTACGAGTCAGGTGATGCAGATCGCCTAGCAGACGCTCAAGAGAAGCTTGCTCAAGTTAACTATCGAGTACAACAAATAAATAATTATCGTCCTTCTTTACAGGAGGAATATAATGAGGTAGAAATACCGCAACAGCAGGCGCAAATTCCGCAGCCTGACCAGAAAACTATGGCGTGGCAAGAGCGCAATACGTGGTATGGTACAGACCCGGAAATGACTGCAACTGCTCTTGGGCTTCACCAGAGGCTCATAAATGAACGTGGCCCGCAATTTGCAGGCACCGACGAATATTGGGGCGTTGTAGACAAAACTATGCGCCGTCGCTTCTCCGATTACTTCGGAGATGAAATGGATAACGGTGACACCAGACCCACTGCACGCGAACAAAAAGCGTCATCAGTCGTCGCTCCAGCTTCACGAACACGGTCCCCCAAAAAGATTGTGTTAAATCGTACCCAAATTGCGGTTGCAAAACGTCTAGGCGTAACGCCTGAGCAGTATGCCCGCGAAGTAATGAAGATGGAGAAATAAGATGGCTAATTTACTTGACGCAATTGAAGGCAAGGCAGACGCAACCCGCGCTCCTCGTGAAACACGTGCAGAAGCTGAACGTCCTAAAGTATGGCAACCGGCATCGACCTTGCCAGAACCGGACAAGCAAGCTGGTTATGCGTATCGTTGGATACGTGTAGCATCAATGGGCCAGAATGACCCTCGCAATATCTCGTCCAAACTACGAGAAGGTTGGGAGCCGGTTAGCATCAAGGAACAACCTCAGTTCCAGATGTTGGTAGACCCTGACAGCCGTTTCAAAGACAACATCGAAGTCGCAGGACTGTTGTTGTGCAAGGCACCGGAAGAACTGATGCGCCAGCGTAAGGAATACTTTGCTAGCAAAAACCAGTCTCAGATGGACTCCGTGGACAATAACTTCATGCGTGAGAACGACGCTCGTATGCCACTCTTTAGGGAAAAACGGTCTACGACGTCATTTGGCAAAGGCAAATAGCTAAAGGAGCTATAAAATGGCATACCCTTCTGTTACCAGCCCTTACGGGCTAATCCCGATCAATTTGATCGGCGGACAGGTTTTTGCTGGTGCAACTCGTCAACTTCCAATCGCAACCAACTCTTCGACTGCCATCTTCTACGGTGACGTCGTTAAGTTGCTCGCAGGCGGTACTGTTGGCAAGGACACTGGTACAGACGCTGCAACACCTGTCGGTGTTTTCCTCGGTTGCACCTATACGGACCCAACCTTTGGTTTGACATTCCGTCAGTACTACCCCGGCACCACAAACATCAGCGACGTCACAGCGTACATTCAGGAAGACCCTGATGCGTTGTTCAAGGTTGCTGTATGCGCTGGTACCAACTCGAACACCGTCAGCTTCGTAACACAAGCTGCTGTTGGTTCGAACCTCAAGCTCGCTAACGGTGCGAACAACGTAGGTTCAACTTCGAATGGTAACTCTAAGGTCGGTGTAGACTCGACTGAAGGTACTACTTCGACGTGGCCTATCCGCGTTGTGGACGTTGTTCCTGAAACTGCATTGGCAGGTAACCCCGGTTCTTACACCGAAGTTATCGTCAAGTGGAACCAAGGCACCCACAGCTACCTCAACCCAACCGGTCTGGCATAAGGAGACTGAACAATGGCAATTTCACGCGCACAACTTCTTAAAGAACTGTTGCCCGGACTGAACGCTTTGTTCGGCCTCGAGTATGCACGTTACGGCGAAGAGCACAAAGAAATCTACGAAACGGAAACTTCTGAGCGTTCGTTCGAAGAAGAAACAAAGCTTTCTGGTTTCTCGGCTGCTCCAGTCAAGAACGAAGGTTCGGCCATCGCGTACGACAACGCACAGGAAGTCTTCACTGCTCGCTACAACCACGAAACGATTGCCCTCGGGTTCTCGCTCACGGAAGAAGCGATTGAAGATAACTTGTACGACTCCTTGTCGTCGCGTTACACAAAGGCATTGGCTCGCGCCATGGCGTACACCAAGCAAACTAAGGCTGCTGCAGTCTTGAACAACGGCTTCGACACCGATTATACCGGTGGTGACGGCCAACCATTGTTCTCGGCTTCGCACCCATTGGTTTCTGGTGGCACGAACTCGAACATCCCAAGCACTCCTGCTGATTTGAACGAAACGTCGCTTGAAGCGGCTGTAATTCAGATCGCAGCGTGGACGGATGAACGTGGCCTGCTCATCGCGGCTAAACCGCGTAAGCTCGTCGTACCGCCAAGCCTGATGTTTGTTGCTACTCGCTTGCTCGAAACCGAACTTCGCGTTTCGACTGCAGACAACGACATCAACGCAATCAAGTCGAACGGCTCGATCCCAGAAGGATACGCTGTAAACCACTTCTTGACCGACACGGATGCATGGTTCCTGACCACAGACGTGCCAAACGGTCTGAAGCACTTCGTTCGTACGCCAATGGCGACGGGCATGGACGGTGACTTCGATACTGGTAACGTACGTTACAAGGCTCGTGAGCGTTATTCGTTCGGCTGGTCAGACCCTCTGGGTATGTACGGCAGCGAAGGCGCAGCCTAATAGTTTCCCCGAGAGCGTAGCTCAAGGGAACGGGGGGAAGGGAGGAGAGAAATCTCTTCCCTTCTTTTTTATATATGCTATATCTGCGTTACTAGGGATATTATTCGTACCGACCGGCCCAGCGGACTTAGTAGAGACGGTACGTACGAGTGCTACTACACAGGAGATAAATCATGGCTAATACTACATTTAACGGTCCAGTTCGTTCTGAGAACGGTTTCCAAACAATTTCAATCAATGGTTCGACCGGCGCTGTAACCGTAACAGGTACTTTTGGCGCAGCTACTTCGGTAACCACGCTTTCCGCAACCGGCAACATCACTGCTGACAGCGCTTCGGGTCTTGTCGCTGGTGGTGCTTCTGCGTTCATCGCAACTAACGTCGCTGCTGGCATGGGTATCTATGTTGGTTCAGGCGCTCCGACTGTTGCGGCTGCTAAGGGTTCGCTCTACCTGCGTAGCGATGGTTCAGGCACTGGTGACCGTGCGTACATCAACACGAACGGTTCGACCACGTGGACGGCGCTCACGACCGCTGCTTAATCGGTAACAACCTCTAAGAAGGAGAATACTGATGGGTATGCAATATGACGTCAAATCCAAACACCGGTCCACTTCAGGTGTTATATACGGTTCTCGTACCCGCCTAAAAGGGGCTATCCTCTCCGCTAACGCGGCTGCGGCAGCGAGGAACGTCCTTTTTATGGATAACGACCCGCAAGCGGGTACGTATAGCATCGCTTCCACCACAATGACGGTTACGGTAGCAAATAGTCTTGTCGCTGGTGATACGGTATGGATGGATTTCACCAGTGGTAGTGGCGTGGACGGTGAGTACACCGTTCTTACGGCTAATGCCACTTCCTTCACGGTTACTACGGCGGCATCTGGTACAGGTAACGTGAATGTCTACATGACCGTTTTGCTGGAAGCCGACAGCTATAACGCTGTGGCATATTCTATCCTTGTTCCCGGCGAAGGCATCCTTGCTGAAAACGGGATTTACGTGGGATTGCCTGCTAACATAACCGCTACAGCTTTCTACGGGTGATATATGCAGCAGGAAAAAAGCTACGACTTAGCTGGTAAGAGCATCTTCATTGCTCTTCCAGCGTACGACTTCAAGGTGTCCTTGAAGCTAGCTGTTTCTCTTGCTCGTTTTGCGCAACAGGCTGCGCAGCATGGGATTGATATTCAGATTGGCAGCATTTGCGGCTGTTCTGTTGTCTCCCGTGCTCGCAACCTGCTGGCGCAAGACTTGCTGGAGTCGAACTGCGATTTCCTAATGTTCATCGACTCGGACATCAACTTCGAGGCCGACGATATTTTCCGCCTTATGGCGTGGGGCACAGACCCCAAAAAGGGCATTGTCGCTGGTGTCCCGCGCACCCGCAGCGAAACCAAAACCTACATCGCTACGCTTGACCATGACGAAAATGGCGAACTCACCATGAATGGTATGGGTCTCGTACGTGCGAAGCGCGTGGCGACTGCCTTTATGTTGGTGCGTCGTGAAGTCTTTGAGCAGATGGAAGCCGCCCATCCGGAGTGGAAATATTATGACACACGCACGGATCGTATGCTCACTGCGATGTTTGATTTCGAAGTTACGTCGGAAGGTTACATGGGGGAAGACTTCCTCTTCTGCGACCGTGCACGTGAACTCGGTTTCGACGTCTGGATCGACCCATCAATCTCGTTAGGTCACATGGGCGTACAGGAATATACAGGTAACTACGGTCAAGACATCCTCTATCCGATGGTTGTCCCAGCACAGAAGGATGCAGCATAATGGGTATTAAGTTAGGTGACATTTCGCCGCTCGCAGGGGCGCTAACCGGTAAGGGCATGTTTGGTAAAGGTATGGCCAAGCTGGCCGACTCGGGTATGGGTATGCTTCTTCCGATGTCTTATCTTGCTAAAAGCGAGCGCGACAAAGACGAAAAGAAGAAAAAGAAAGCGGACGGCACGCGTCCTATGGTAGGCGAAGAAGGTTCCGAAGGCGAGCCGACGATGCGCAAGGGCGGCAAGGTCAAGAAAATGGCCAAGGGTGGCTCAACTGCTTCGAAGCGTGCCGACGGCTGCGCTACCAAGGGTAAGACGAAAGGACGGTTCGTCTGATGGCTAAGACACCCGCATGGCAACGCAAAGAAGGTAAAGCGAAGTCTGGCGGGCTGAACGCCAAGGGTCGTGCGTCTTACAACAAAGCCAATCCGGGTAAGCCCGGTCTCAAGGCACCGCAGCCCGAAGGTGGTCCGCGTAAGAAGTCATTCTGCGCTCGGATGTCCGGGATGAAGAAGAAACTCACAAGCAAGAAGACTGCGAATGATCCTAACAGCCGCATCAACAAGTCACTCCGGGCTTGGAAGTGTTGACATGGAGATGATGATATGGAACGTCGCACTAAGCGCAACGGTGGCAATCATGGGCTTCTTGTTTAAAGGCAAGATCGACGAGTTGGATCGTCTCGGCATCCTACTCAACAAAACCCGTGAAGAAGTGGCACGCGACCATGTCACTCGGTCAGAAGTAAACATAATGGTCGATAGGCTGGGTGACCGGTTTGATAAGGCATTTGAACGCCTTGAAGCTAAAGTAGAAGAGATAGGAAGGACAAAGCTATGAAATATCGTTCCGGTGGTTCAACACCTCCAAAACCCCCACAACCAACTGCTGCCGAGCGGGCAGCGGATGCTAAGTTCCGTAAGTCTATAAAAAACCTCAAGCCTACACCAGAACAGGCCGCAGCTATCGGTCGTGCAAACCGTTCGAGCGGCTACGCAAAAGGCGGTAAGGTAAAGAAAATGGCTATGGGTGGTATGCCCGCTGGCGCATCCGCTACTACGACCGCAAGGCCAACAACTACTGCGGCAAAACCCGCTGTTTCAAGCTCAGGGCCAATTACCCGCGAAAATCTTGCGGCACGAAAGGCAGCAAACACTGCGGCTAAAGCTGCGCGGGGTAACATCACGGGCACTGCCGCAGCAGCCTCTGCTCCAAAATTAGGGCCAATCACCAGAGAGAACCTTGCAGCACGGAAGGCAGCAAACACTGCGGCTAAAGCTGCGCGTGGTAACACCACGGGTATGGCAAAAGGCGGTAAGGCAACTAAGTTCGGTAAGGCTCTCGTCAAGAAGTCTGCTGACACTAAGGGCCGTGCAATGATGAAGAAGGCCGGTGGTGGTAAGTGCTACGCTTCAGGTGGCTCAGTCTCCTCTGCCTCTAAGCGTGCTGATGGTTGCGCTGTAAAGGGTAAGACCAAGGGCAAGATGCTGGCTCGTGGCGGGAAAACCTGCTAATGCGCGCTTGTCGGGGTATGGGGGATATAAACCCTTCCAAAATGCCGGGTAAAAAGACAATCCGTCGTAAGGATAACCCCGACGAGGTGGCTGTGTATGCTAAGGGCGGTAAGGCGAAGCTTGACATCTCCAAAGCGATCAAGAAACCGGGCGCACTCCGTGCGCAGCTTGGCACTCCTAAGGGAAAGAAAATCCCAGCAGGGAAACTTGCAAAAGCCGCCAAGGCCCCCGGTAAGCTAGGTCAACGTGCACGGTTTGCGCAGATGCTTAAGGGCTTCAAGAAGAAGTAATGGCCCGGTCGGACGAACCCAAGTGGAAACGCATTGTCGCTAGTGTAAAAGCTGGCGACAAAGGCGGCAATCCGGGGCAATGGTCCGCGAGAAAAGCTCAGCTTGCTACGCAGCGGTATAAGAAGTCTGGCGGTGGCTATAGCGGCCCAAAGACAGAAGCACAGAAATCCTTGACCAAATGGACCAAGGAAGACTGGGGAACCAAGTCGGGCAAGCCGTCTACGCAGGGCAAGAAAGCTACGGGTGAGCGCTACTTACCTAAGAAAGCACGTGAGGCTTTGAGTTCGCAGGAATACTCTGCTACAAGCAAGGCGAAGCGCGCAGGTATTAAGGCAGGCAAACAGTTTGTTAAGCAGCCGAAGGCCATAGCGAAGAAGGCAGCGAAATACCGATGACCACTAGCGGAACCAGCACATTTAATCTTAACCTCAACGACCTAGTCGAAGAGGCTTTTGAGCGTTGCGGGGCTGAGCTTCGCACGGGCTATGACTTACGCACTGCGCGTCGTAGTTTGAACCTGCTTACCATTGAGTGGGCTAACCGTGGTATTAACCTGTGGACCATCGAGCAAGGTTCGATCCCTATGGTTCAGGGGCAGATTGTCTATGACCTACCTGTAGATACCATAGACCTACTTGAGCATGTCGTGCGCACCCAGACTGGGGAGCAGCAGACCGACATCACCATCAACCGGATTAGTATCGACACATACTCGACTATTCCAAACAAGAACGCGCAGGGTCGGCCTATCCAAGTGTGGATCAACCGCCAGTCAGGTGCAGACTATCCGGTTACTGGTGTGAAAGAACCGCAGATTAATGTGTGGCCAGCCCCAGACCAGAGCAACTATTATACCTTTGTTTACTGGCGCTTGCGCCGCTTACAGGATGCTGGTGATGGTGTTACTACGCAAGATATACCGTTTAGGTTCCTCCCTTGTTTGGTGGCTGGTCTCGCGTACCACCTATCCCTAAAGGTTCCCGGCGCGCTTGAGCGCTCTGCTGGGTTGAAGATGCAGTACGAAGAACTCTGGCAACAGGCTGCTGATGAGGACCGTGAGAAAGCGCCATTGCGCATCGCACCTCGTCAGTATTTCCGGTGATTTGTGCCTAATCGGTTTGCATCTGGTAAATGGGCAATCGCCCAGTGCGACCGCTGTAACTTTCGGTACAAGCTGAAGGAACTCAAGCGGCTCGTCATTAAGACTAAGAATGTCAATATCCTTGTGTGCCCCACATGCTGGGAACCAGATCAGCCCCAGCTTCAGTTGGGTATGTATCCAGTGGATGACCCACAGGCGTTGCGAGACCCACGCCCAGACAACAGCTACTACCAATCGGGCCTTAACCCGAACAATAACCCAAGTGACGGTAGTCGCATAATCCAGTGGGGTTGGAACCCTGTAGGACTAAATGATCCTTTGGGTTTATTTGGTCTTCCAAATACGCTATTAGGCACTGGTCAAGTAGGGACCGTAACAATTGAGACGGAGAATTAGTGATGGATAAGAAAGATATGAAGCAGGATAAAGCCACTGCAGCGAAGGCCGTGCACAAGCACGAGCGCGCAATGCACAAGGGCAAACCCCTGACTAAGATGGCCAAGGGCGGCAAGACCAACGCACAAATGGGTGCTATGGGCCGCAATCTTGCTAAAGTCGCAAACCAGAAGAAATCTGTACGTAGCGTACCTAAGAAGGGTATCTAATATGGCTAAGGATAACACAGGTTGGCCGTTTCTTGGTGCGGGTGAGAACCCGCTTCCATCGCGTGCAAAACAACCAATGAACTACACGGTTGATATGGGCAACAACGGCTACCCTAATAAAGTAGCTAACACTCAGACTGTGAAAACTCGCGGTACGGGTGCGGCGACTAAGGGCACGCATAGCAGCAAGAAGTTGGCATAATGAATTACGCTGAACTGTTCGAGACAATCAAGGGGTACGTCGAAAACGACTTCCCCAACACCTCATGGACCGGCTCTGACGGCTCCACTCCGGTGACGTTCACGTCTACCGAACAGATCAACACGTTTATTGAACAGGCCGAGCAGCGCATCTTTAACACGGTGCAGTTGCTTGATCTGCGTAAGAACGTGACGGGTAACATGACGGCAGGTAATAAATACCTGTCGGTGCCTTCAGACTGGCTGGCCAACTTCTCTATAGCTGTCATCGACGCTGATGGACGTTATGAGTATATGCTCAACAAGGATGTAAGCTATATCCGGCAGTCGTTTCCGAACCCAACTGTTACAGGTATACCTACACACTACGCCTACTTTGATGAGAACTCGTACATTCTTGGGCCAACACCAGATGAAGATTACGTAGTCGAGCTACATTACTTCTACTACCCAGAGTCAATCGTAACGGCTGGCACTTCTTGGCTAGGTGATAATTTTGATAGCGCTTTGCTTTACGGTGCGCTAATTGAAGCGTATATCTTTATGAAGGGCGAGCAGGACATCAACGCTGAGTACCAGAAGCGGTACACTGAAGCGATGGGGATGCTCAAACAGCTTGGTGAAGGTAAAAACAGGCAGGATATGTACCGGACG